TCTTCGTCGTAAACAAACGCAGTCAATTTTTCCATCTCATCTCCTCTGCGGGCTTTACGCCGCCCGCTGGCGTTGGGGGGTAGGGGGGGGGGTTAGGCGGCGTGTTGCTGCTTGGCTACCGCCACCGTAAAAGAGCCGCAGCAGTTGAAGCCGCGAATGCCGATCACGGCGGCGGTTTCGTAATGCTCGAACCAGTCTCGACCGCCACCAACCAACCAAACCCCTTCGATGCCCATGGTGTACGGCTTGTCAAGCTCAATGGCGCTTTGATCGACCATGCGCCATGCGCCGTCAGCGATGCGCACGCAATCGGACATGCTGTCAAATTCGGCGTTTACTTTCACGAGCAGGTTGGCTGCGTTCTTCTTGACGAAGCTCTTAAAGGTCGTCTTGGTCGGGCGGTTGGTGTTGCGTGCGCTGTTCATACTTTAACTATAAGCGCTTATCGTTCGCGTGTCAAGTCTTTTTTTGAGAAAAAATCCATGAAAAAATACCTACTTTTTCTTAGCGCGCTCGCCGCCTACGGGCAGACCGTGAGCCTGTCCGACACGCTCACAAACGCCGTGGGCGGTGGCTCGTACACCGGGCGCGTGACGGTAACCCTCAACGCCCCCGGCAACGCCTCGCCGCTCTACTACAGCACCACCAGCCTGACCGGTTGGCAAGCGGTGTACTGTATCGGCGTCACGGGCGCGGATTGCACGACGACGACCAGCGCGGGCACGTTTGCGGCGACGCTGTACGCCAACAGCACCATCACGCCCGCGGGCACAAGCTACTCCGCGCGGTTCCAGCCGGCAAAGGGTGCCGCATGGTCTGAGGTGTGGACGGTCGAGGCGGCTGACACGAAGCTGTATCAGATCCGCGTTACTGCTGTACCTTCTCCAACGGTCATGTTCCAGCCGTCGCAGCTCGCCGCGGGTGGCGCCTCCAATGGCAACTGCCTCGTCTTCGACGGTACCGTGTGGGAGCCCGCTGCCTGCGCTTCTGGCGGTGGCTCTGGCACGGTCACCACGGTATCTGTGACCACGGCCAACGGCGTATCGGGCAGCGTGGCGAATGCCACGACCACCCCGGCCATTACGTTGACGCTCGGGGCGATCACGCCATCGAGCGTTGCGGCATCTGGCACTGTAACAGGCTCTAATCTCAGCGGGACCAACACGGGCGATCAGACCACGATCACGGGCAACGCCGGGACCGCGACGGCGCTCGCCGCCAACCCTGCAAACTGCTCGGCAGGTACTTTGCCGCGTGGCGTCGATGCTTCCGGCGCTGGCGAGGGCTGCGCGGCCGTCGCGCTGGCGTCTGAGGTCACTGGGACGTTGGCAAATAGCAGCACGACCGCCACCGCGCTCAACACGGCATCGGCCATCGTCGCGCGGGATGGATCGGGCAATTTTGCGGCCGGCACAATCACGGCCGCGCTAACCGGCAACGCTTCGACGTCTACGGCCCTGGCCGCGAACGGTGCCAACTGTTCAGCAGGCCAATTCCCGCTCGGCGTGAACGCATCCGGGGCGTCCGAGTCCTGCACCGCTCTACCGACGACAATTGCGGGAACTGCAAACGAAATCAGCGCGTCGGCCTCCACGGGTGCAGTCACGCTCTCGCTGCCATCTACGGTCGATCTCACATTAAAAACTCTTCGCGTCCCCAACTCGACCACTCTTCCAGCGACCTGCACAGTCGGCGACTCCTACATGGACACGGACGCGACAACTGGGGCTAGGTGGTACCTGTGCGAGGCGACCAATACGTGGGTAGTGCAGGGAGCGGCGTCTGGCGGAAGCGTGCTGCGCACTACCTATGCATCTCTTCCAGCGTGCGGTGGAAGTAATACCAATTACCAATACGTGCTGACGGATTCGATTTACAGCGCGCACTGCAATGGGACTTCGTACGCCTATTGGTCGGGGCAAAAATACATCCCGACGTTTCCATGGTCGAACGGCACCACCTTCGGGACCGGAGCCACTGTTACAGCCACTAGTGGTAGCGTTTTATTTGACGCAGGATCTCCGACAGGTGGAGACTCTATTCGCGCCGCTATCAAAGCCATCCCAACCGCCCCTTACACGATCATCCTCGACTTTGATATGTCTCAAGCTGGAGCCGTTGGTTCGTCGTCATGCGGGCTGGTAATCACGGACGGAACCACCGCCGCATCGAACAAAGTCATTACGCTGATGCAAAGCTACATCGGCCTGAACATGACCAAACTTACGAACGCGACGACCTGGAGCTCAAATTACATCGCCTACGCCCAGGCGACTTCGCGCAATAAGTTTAGCCTTAGGTTAGTGGACGACAATACCAATCGCACTTGGTCAACCTCAACTGATCGAATCAACTGGACGCAGGTATCCCAGCAGTCTAGGACCGATTTTTTGACCGCCAGCCATTACGGCTACGGGTGTAATATGACTGGTGTTTCCGGTTACGTCACAATGGTTGTAGAAGGACTCTATGCCCAGTAAAAGCGGCACTGCCGCCAGGAGTGAGTAATGCTACTTGCCACCGTCTTCCTCGTCTGGCTCGACGCCATCAACCCGCCTGGCGCCAATTACCAGGTGTACCGGGCACCGGGCGCGTGTTCGGACGCCTCGCGCTTCGAGCGCGTCAACGCCGCGCCGCTGGCTGTCCGCACCTACCAGGACACTCCTACGCCTGGAACCTGGTGCTACCGCGTCACGGCGCTGGTCGGTGGCATCGAATCCGCCCCTTCCGCTCCGGTCACGGTGCTGGTGCAGCCTGCGCCGCCTACTGGGTTGACCGCGACGCCCGCGCCCGTGGCCAGCTCGCCGCCGTGACTGGTGGTCCCTGATGGATTCGTCGGCCGCTACGGCCGCAAAGGCGATACGTGGTACTGGCCCGAAGGCGTGCCTGATCCCGTCATCACCGGAACCGGCTGGGGGCTGGTGCGGGGGCTGGATAAGGCACCGGCTGGCACGACGTTCGTTGACGTACAGGCAAAAGCCGCTTCACCGTAACCGGTGGGGCGGCTTTTTCTCGTTTACGGGTGCTATATAGCGGTTTGTTTGCGGCGCGTGCCGTTTGGTGTTGACCGGCGCGGCTGGCTGGGTTACCTTTGGTTTGTGAGCAACACAGCAACCACACAGGAGCAGCGCAAGGCGGTGCAAATGACGATACTGCCGAGCGTTCACGCCGCCATCATCAGCCGGGCCAAAGAGCTTGGCGTACATCCCGGGCGGCTGATTGAGTGGGCTTGGGGTGTTGCAAGCAAGCGCAAACCGCAGACGGAACGCGCTAAATAAACGGACGCGCAATGCCGACGCGGGAAAGAGAAGGAGCAAAGATGCAATTAAAAACGTTATCAAGAGAAGCCGTCGATAGGTTCATCACTGGCGTGAAAAACGACAAAGGGCAAGCGCCTTGGGACCTTGAAGAATGCAAAAAGGTGCGTGATTGGCTGTTGGCGAGTGAGCCGATCACCAATGAGTTCCACGCGGCTCAACTGAAAGTGCAACTGGAAGGCGGGGACTTCATGGATTTCTTGGGCTCGTGGTGCGTCTTTATGTTTCAGCTTGGCCGGGAGTATGAATTGAAAGCCATGCTCGCGGCCGCAAAAAGCGACAGCGTGAAAATCACCGCGCTTTAGCCGCGCGCTAACCAACAATCAAACCGCGCCCATGCCAACGGGCGCACAAAAGAGAGAGCAAGTATGAGCGATTTAGTCGTGGGCCGCGCCTATGGCGTGTCCAGCTACCCATCAAACGCCGCCGCGCTGCCGATGCCAGCCGGGGCAAAGCGCGCCGGGGAGTTAATGCAGCGCGACATGCAGCGCAAGCTGCGCACGGGAGAGGCGTTCGACTTACTGGGCCGCATCGCTCGCGCTGATAGCCGGGGCGACTTTGCGCTAGTCGGAATGCTGATCGAAGAGGGCCGCGGCCTCATCACGGAAACGGGAGGTGCGCTGTGAAGCCGAACGCTGACGAACTGCACGCCGCGCTGTGCCACGACTACTGGGGCGCCATGCGGTCCATGAAGCGGCGCACCGGCGCCAGTTGGGAGGCGGTGATTGCCGCACTGCTGGCGGCTGGCGGTGCGGCATGATCGGCTGGGGAGGTGGGCCGGAAGACCTGCGGACGCTTCAGCGCCGGTCTGATTGGATCGCCGCGGCGGCTGCGCTGGTTTGGGTGGTGGCTTGGGCGGTGACGCGATGAGCGGCCAACGGCGGGCGAATTGGCGGACTGAAGCCGCGCAGATGGTTGGGCAACTCGACGCGCGGCTACTGGTTCGCATTGAGGCAGCCGAGGGTCTGTCGACGCGGCGCTTCGATACGGTGGGGAGCGTGCTGGACGCCCACGCATCACGCATCGCAAAGCTGGAGCGGCATCAAGCATGGCAATGGGTAGTTATGGCGCTGCTGGCCGTCTGCGCGATGATTTCGGCGGTGTGCCGATGACGCCCCTTTACTGGATCGCATTTCACATTGTCGCGCTGTGGGCCATCTGCCTCACCGCCACGCGCTACGACTGCCAGGACCGCTGGACGGCGACGCTGTGCGGGGTCGCGGCAGGGCTGAATGTGATTGCGCTTGGCGTCAGGGTGTGGGCGGTGTGGCATGGGTGAGCAATTCGTCAACGCCGGGCGGTGTGACGCGCTGGCCGCGCATGTGCCGGAGGTATCGCAAGATCCGTCGCAACGCCAGGGCTTTATCGGCGGGACCGACGTCCAGCATGTCCTCGGACTGGAACCCTACGGCTGCGCACGGCGGTTGTGGTATCAAAAGACCGGCGCAGCGCCTGACCGCGACTTCCGCATGACTGGGCCGATTGTGGCCGGAAAGCTTATGGAGGACGGCGTAGCGGAAATGGTCGCCGACATGCGGCCAGACTGGAAGATTCGTCGCAAGCGGGCAACGGCCAACGGCCACGAACTTCAGCGGGTTGACCGCGCCATCGTCGGGCAGGACCGCGGGCCGGGCGTGCTGGAAATCAAGACGGTAAGCGACCGGGCCTACTGGGACTGGAAGCGCGACGGCGTGCCGCTGGGCTATCTGATGCAGGTGCAGTGGTATATGCGCGTGCTCGGCTGGTCGTGGGCTTGCCTTGCCGCGCTGAACCGGGACACCGGGCATCTCCACTTGTTCACCTTTCAGGCGAACGAACAGCTCATGGCGGCCGTGGCCGAGAAGGTCGATTGGTTCATGTCGCACCACGTAGATCAGCACGTCGCGCCCGCATGGCTAGAGGAGCGCGATGGGCGCTGTGAGTCTTGCCAATGGGAGCCGACTTGCCAGATGGACGAGTGGTCGGCTGTGAGCGATCAAGGGTTGGTTCAGATCGACGGGTTGGCTCCGTTGGTGGCTGAGTACCAGCGCGCGAAGGATCTGATCAAGCGTGCGGAGAAAATGGTTGACGTTCTCCGCACGGGCGACGAATCCGCGGAGGACGAAGCGCACCGGCTTGGGATTGACGCGCTGTTAGGCGTCAACGAGCAGGCGCGGGCGTCGGCGGATGAGCGGGTGTCGTTTCGGGTGGTGGAGACTTCGCGGGTTGATACCGACGCGCTGAAAACTAGGTACCCCGATGTTTATGTTGACGTGTTGAAGCGGTCGGTTTCGCGGCCGTTGAAGATTCTGAAAATCAAAGGAGTAAAGTAATGAGCACGCAGATGACAGCGCCGGAACAAGCACCGGCACAGACGGCGCAGAAGTCGGTCCTGGACGACATCATTGAGAACCAAGCGGCGCGGGCGCAAGCCGAGGGCGCGAAGGCGGATCAGTTGACGGCGAAGATTTACGCCAACGACCCGAACGCCTACGCGATTGCCATGGGGCGCGATTTGGGCCTCAACGCAGCGCTGGCGTTGCAAAACATCCACATCATCGGCGGCAAGCCCGCACTTGGGGCCGGGGCACGGGCGATGTTTTTGGCGCAAGCCGGCTACTCCTGGCGCCCGGTGGTTCACACGGACAAGGCTTGCACGCTGCGCTTTTACTTCCGCGGCGAAGGCATGACTGACGTGGACGGCAAGCCTCTTGACGTGACGATCACGATGGAAGACGCGGAGCGCGCCGGTTGGGTGGAAAACTCGCGCGGCAGCGGCAAAAAGGGGAATTACGACAAGATCCCGAAAAACATGCTGTTTGCCCGCGTGATCTCGAATTTCCATCGCTGGTACGCGCCGCATGTTGTCGGGGCGCAGGTCTACGACGTCGGCGAAGTCACGATGGAAAGCGTGATCGCGGCAACGGAAAGCAAGTCGGCGAGCAAGCTCGACGCGCTGGAAGCAGAACTGACCCGTGAACCGGTGGCGGTGGCGAATGTTTGAGCACGGAGCATGGTACACCGGCGCAATCACCGCCGTCGAGTACATCAGGTCCCAAAAGAAGGGTACGCCGGGCCTTCAGATCACCGTTGAGGTGTCCGACCGGGGCGCGATTACTGGCGTGTGGTGGCTCACGAATTCGCTCGTCAACAACCCGGACGACAAGGCGGCGAGCAAGGTGCCGCAATGGAAGGCGTCGCAGATCCGCTGCAAGCAGTTCGGCTGCAATCAGGAAGGATTGGTCCACCCGGAAACGTGGCTTCTGCACATTCAGAAAACGCTGATCGGTCAACAGGCGTCGGCCATGGCCGAAGTCAATAACTACGGCGATACGTCGGCGCAGGTGATTTGCAAACCAAAGGCTGGCGGTGGCGGTGGCTTTGCTCGGGCGCAGGCATCGGCTTCCCCATTTGCTGCGCGGCCGGCGAACTCTGACCCGTTTGCGGTGGGCGACGACGATCTGCCCTTCTGACCCACGCGGGCAACCGCCCGCGGCCTGCCGTTTCAAATCAGCGCACGATCTCGGAAATCAGCGCGGGACGGCAGACCGGGGGCGAAAAGCTCTCGGAAAAGAGGTAGTCCGTATCTCGTAATCAATTCACTGTGGGTTTGGATTCTTGAGGCTGGCCGGGGAGACTACCGGCCAGCCGAAAAATAAAGGAGAGAGACGTGGAAATAGCATTGATTGGATCGGTTTTGCTGGGCGGCGGCGCCTACCTGCGCTGGAAGCCCACGCGGGCGCAGGTGTGGAACTACATCGCGGCATGGGCGGCTGCGAATCGTGACGCGGCGATTACGCGGGACGCGCGGAAGCGCGAGTATTTGGCGGCGGAGGTGGAGTGTGGAGCATAGCGCGGAGTTTTACCGGGGCGCAGTGGAGGCGTTGGAAGATTTGGCGATTGCATTTGAGACGCCAGTACTTCGACTGCTGGCCTTGGAGTGCCGAAACAGAGCTACTAACTACCGCTCCCTCCTCGCCGAAGCCGAAGCCCGCGAGGCACTACAGGGCAGCAAGGAAAAGATGGCGCTGTCCCACATCTACGAAATCGCCTCGCGCCAACTCGCGGAACCGGCTGGGGTAGGTGATGCAGTGGCGCTGGCGAAAATCTGTACAGAGGTCGAGGCAGTGCATCTACCAAGCGAGGCCAGCGTGCCCACGGCGGCGGAGGTGGGCCTGTGATCCGCCGCGTCCGCATGGCCCGCAAGCGGCTGGCGATTGCGCGGGAGAGGGAGGCGAAGGCTGACCGTGAAGACCACGCCGCAAATAATGAATACTTAGAACTCGCGCCGGAGGCACCCGAAGAAAATGTGTGGGAAGCCCTGAGCCTACTGAAACAAGCGAGACGGAGGTGGATACGGAAGGCGTATGCCCTCCGCGCCATCGAGCGAAGAAAGGATCGGATTGCATGAAGACACTGAGACTCAACCGCGCCGAATCCGCCGCCTACGCCAACGGAGAGCGGCGGATCTGGCGGGCGATGCGGAAGCAGCCGCGCGTCGGAATCCGTGGCGACGGCTCGATCATCCACCCGGAGTATTTGGTGTGGGAGGACAAGGGCGACATCATTCCGCTTACTCCAAGCTGCATGTACCGGATTCCCCCGCGCTGCCCCTACGGCCAGCCCGGCGACCTGGTTAAGCTGTCCGGTGGCGAAGTGGTCGAGGGCGTCCTTATGATCGCAAAAATCACCGTCGAGCAGCGCGGCGGGCGCTGGGGTTGGGTTGTGGAGGTGGGGGCGTGACAGCACAGACACTCGCTAGGTTGGCGCTGGGTGACGCGCAAACTCAGTCTTTGATTGGCAGGGATATCCGCTCTACAGCCATATCCGCTGGTGCGCTTGCGGCTATTGCTCGGTACGGAAACTCAATTCCTGAAGAGATCGCGGAGAAGGTTTTGATCGCTGAATTGCCTACCTCGTGGATGAAGAAAGATGGTGCCCAATGACCCCCGCACGCGCGGCGGAGGTGCTGCGGAATATAGCACCCGGTATGGAGTGCTGCAAGATGGGCGCTGACGCGCTGGAGTTGCTGACCGCGTTTGAGGCGTCACTACGGACGTGCTGCGACGGTGCCCAGGAAGAGATTCGCAACGACCGAAGCGCGGGCGTGTCCGAGGGCTGGCAAAACGCGCTCGACCTGCTGGAGAGACTGCGGGCCGCGTGGGATAAGGAGCGCCGCGCATGACCCGCCAACCGCCGGCCCTCGCCCGAATCGCCGAATTGGAGCGCGTCTACGCAGACGAGTACCCGACGGCGCCGCGTGAGCAGCGAAAGCGCTGGGCGGTCGAAGGCGCGCAGTACGAGGCCGATGAGCGGGACGCGATAAAGAACGAAGGCAGCGAATGAAGTGGGGTTGGAGCAGAAGCGACGCGAAAACTTGGCGTTTCAACGCTGATTGGAGCGTCGTTTATGACGGCCACCGGTGGTATGTCGTTTGGGCCGGGAATTGGCT